AGCGTTGTGTGTCCTGGCCTTCACACGGCCCCCTTGTGATAAGAGCTATCTTCGCGAACTACAAGAACACTCTCATTCTGCATCACGATACTGTGTATCAAAAGCGCATGGGCAACCCTTCAGGTTCTGCCCTGACTACCCTTGTCAACGGGTTTGTCAACGTGATGCTGAATGTCGGTGTTGAGTATGTTCTTAGGAGAGAGAACAAGAGACTCACTGACATGACTGTAGCCCAATCCATGAAAGTAGCTGGAGATGACATTTGCAGAAAAGTCAACCCTGCCCACAGCTACCTCAACCACATGAACATCAGAAGAGTGATGCTCGACGTATTTAGTCTTGAGTACACTTCACCATACAAGGATGGCAAAGACTTTGAATTCCTTTCCCTTGACAGGCTATTATTTTGCAGCCGCAATTTCTTAGCCAAGACGGGAATTGATATTCGGGGGCCCTTGAAACCCGAGGGTCTCTTTAAGTCCCACTTTTGGAGGAAGAGAGGATCTTCCCTTGAAGGTGGACGAGCCGCGAATCCTGTTGACGACGCAAACACCCTACTGAAAGAAGCTCACCTCCATGGCAAGGCATTCTTCAAGAAAGCCGTGTCATTTGTACTGCGAGAGTTCGAGCTCCTGGGCATACACAACCAAACACCAGCAGTAATTACCTCATATAATGAGTGGGAGGACCGCTACAAGCAGGCCCTCGGTGTGATCCTTGACTATGGGGATCAGCCATTAGAGGTAAATTCTTATTTACACAGCGAGAACACGCCCAGCCCAGAGCCAAGCACTGTGAACGCAAACCATCCTGATACCTCAGAATCCACTCCTGAGCTTCAGAACGCCGAAGAACTATACGTTCGAGAAATATTAGAGACCGCCCCTCAAGACACTTTTCAACCTTCCGGTCTCGACCCAACCACTACGACGGCAGCCTACGAGCGTTGGAGTATCTACCAGCGGGGAATGTCCATGCAAGATCCTGTCGCGGATCACTCTGTCCGCCGCCTGCAAAAGGCAGCCGACGAGTTTTCCCAGAAGAAACTACCCACCACCGAGTTCTCTGATACCCCCATAGGGTTCCGAGTCAAGTTCGAACACCTCGAAGGCCATGTCTCATTCTACCGCCCAGGAGACTTTAACCACTACAATTCAGAGGATGTCGAAATTGCCTACGGCAGTGGTGAGGATATCTGGAATCGACGAATCCAAATCCCTCAGATCCCATGGATGTTGGAGGCTCTCGAAGGGGGAATGCTTCCTTCCAAAGTCTTCACCATTCGCGAGCTCTCTAGGGAAGCCGCAGCCAGGACCGTTCTCTACAATTTCATACTGCTCCTTATCGAAGCACCGAGAACCTTCAAGAACCTCACCTGTGACATCAAGAACACCTGTCAGTACTGTCAAGAGTCCCCCATGCTCCCAGCAGGCCACTTAGCTGGACTTCCCTTCAGCTGTGGCCACCACCCTGTCATGACCAAAGCCTTCTTCAAAGTCTTTGATCCTTTGATCAACAGGGGGTACAAATTCAGTCCCTCAGTCATTATCAGCATGCTGCAAGACATTCTCCACAGGAACCTGTTGCCTGGCGGTGACTGTACCCTTGTGGGGATGTGTCTCCACGGCCTTGCTGCCCTCCAAGACATGCACAACATCCACGACATCTTTCCCTTTTGCCCCGATAGCTTTGCATGTAGCCACCACATTTGCTCGCGTCACGAGCTTTGTGATTGCATCAAGGATGGCTATGACTCTCTCAACTACCAGGGGTCTTCAACCACCTGGACCAGAATCCTAAGTCAACTTTCCCTTGCTCTTGACAAACAGACATGGACCACAGACGAGATTGAAAAGATTTGGACTGAGATCTTTCCAGACTTCAGCGATGCTACCTTCGTCACTGAGGATATTTCTGCTGCGGTGGGCCTTCTCATCACTGAACCCTCTGACCCCCAACAACCGTCAGTAGGTGAGGTGCAAGACGCCCCCATCGAAGGAGAGGAGATCGAGCAAGAAACCGGAGACCTCTGCTATACCCTCAACCCAATGCAAGCACCCAGCCTTATGGCAGCTGGTGGTATCCTTCAAGATCAAGCCTCTGTAGCCTACAACAACTGGTTACAAATGGGCTCTTTCTCTATTGATGCCACACAGACAGCCGATTCCAAACTCTTTAGCATTTCTTATGATATGTCTAAAATGTTTGGGAAGTGGGCCGCCCAGTACTTTGTCCAGCATGACAGATATGAAGGCACCGTGTTGTTCTCCATGAAACTATACGGACCTCCTACTCAGTCAGGCGCAGGACAGGTGTGCTGGACCTGGGATAGCTCAAAGACCACCCAGACCCGAGAAGAACTTGAGCGATTTGGGCTGAACACCTTCCGTTACAACGAAGTCAACAAGCTCCTCTTCGCTCTCAGCGACACCCGTGAAGGCACCTTCTTCAGGACCACAGACTCCACTGAACCAAAACCAGGCCTAGTCTTCTTCTGCTTGTCCCCTCTTCAGAACCCCTATGGCCAAGATCCAGTCCCACTACACGTAGTGATCTGGTCCAAACCATACCAAGTAGGAGATCCCATCCCAACTGACATGAACGGAAGAGCCATTGCTTGTCGCCCCTTCAGGGTAGCAAACCCAAAATTGAGCACTTCCGCTACTAGTCCTTTTTTAGCATAATAGGGGCTCCCGACACCCTCCGCCTTTGCAAAGGGGGTCCCTTAACTACCTTCACAGACCTGTTTCCAACCAGCCCCCCCGCTTGGAAGCTAGATCAAGTACAAAATGCTGTAGACAAGAACTTCACTCTTTCATTCAACACCTGGAAGAAGAATACTGTCGACAGTGTCAACTACGTAGTCTGTGTGCCTGATGCTATTGCCAACGAAGACTCGTACACCATTGTGACCATTACTGACAAGTACCCGATTGCCATCCCAAAAGATTACGATGGGCCCGTGTCAGTCTACTATGTGCGCTCCAACGTCGCAGGGACTATGTTCCTAGAAGTTGCGGGTGCACCAGTCGTCCAGCATGTTGACAACCCTACCGATCTACTACTGACTTACTGCCATGGATACGATAACGGCATCCTCAAGACCTTTGTTTCCTTAACGATGCTCCTCCTCCATCCCGATCTCCCCTCCAACTTCTTTGTTGGGGAGTCCACAATAAATCAGTTCAAGATCCACCATGTCATGGCGGCTCTTCCAGTTGCTGTTGACTACTTGAACATAGATCCCACCTTCAGAGATAGGTGCCATGTCACATTCAATCGTGACTGGATTACTGATACTCTGACCCGGCAGCTGATCCCACTCGTATCTGAAGACTATGCCCTTTGGGCATGGAACCAAGCTGCGAAGGAAGCTGGCGTCACCCGGCTGTTGCGAATGTTCCACAAGGATTCCGGAACTTCCGTCGGCCAGCTGATGTCAGATCCGTCTGGTGATCTACCCGTCATGCTCTGCCCAATTGACCAGCCTTATGCTATTGGTCCTCCCCTGTCAGAAATAGTCTGCACTCAGCAAGACTTTGATTTCGTCCCCGGCCTTACCGACCCTGGCAGTGAGTCTGTGTGGACCTACTATGGGAACTCACAGCGCTCAGACCCGATTGGACTAGAAGAACTCTCCTTTGCTGGTGTCTTTCCCTCAGCTGAATTCGAAGCCGCTGAGGAGGGATTCGCCATGCTAGGTCGAGATGGTGAAGCACATTTCTCAAAGAAACCTTTTTCCGCCGGACGACGTGGACGGGAAGAGCTACGCTCACGTCGTTCAGGAATTGGGCTCTTTGATGAAATTCTCAACCCCTTTAAGTCAGCTACCACTGATATTAAAGAGGCGCGCCAAATCAACCCGGCAAGCAGAGTTAGAGCGAGAGCGGACCTGGATAGAGTCCTCTCCAAAAATTCCCCCAACTATGTACGACCTACTAAAGAACTGCCCCAGCTCGACCGCAAATACTTCAGCCAGTTTGAGCGACAGACCGGAGGACGACTCCCGTCGACGGCTTGGGAAGCAGAACCTAAACGGACACCGACTGTCTCGACATCGCGACAGCTTGAGGGTTCTGTCAAAAGCAGTTCAGCAAGCAAGGCTCTCTCAACAGAAGGAGAGTCTCAGGCAAAACAGTCAAAGGTGGCCTCGGGCTTTAAAAAGCTTGGGGATCAGCTTAGTAGCAATGCCGGTCTTTTTGCTCTGTCCGCTGCCCAGCTTGGCGTTGCTGGCGTTCAAGCTGGCACCGCTGTCAAAGTTAAGCACATGGATATCGCAGAAGATCAAGCAAAGCTGCGGGCTGCGAGCGAAGCGCTCCAAACTCAGATACAAGCGACCTCCGAACTCGAACACCAGAAGTTCGTTGAGGCCAGTGTCATTGAGAACCACCATACCTAATTTGACCAATCTAATCTCTATCTATCCTCGCACCAGTGCAATTGCATGTACTATGCTGGGTTTCTGCTTAATGAAATGTCAGAAACCACTCCGAGGTGCCCTCCTGCATTACCTTAATTGGTTGTGTATTCGCCCAAACTTTAATAGGTTTGGGGGTCTTATCTTTTAGGAGAGTACATGCACATTCTGTTAATCGTGCGAAGCCTAACGTATCTTTTCCTCCCACGTGGGGGTTTTTCTGATACTAGTAAGCTTAGCAACAAGTCCCTACAGCACTTAATTGTGTTGTTCATCACGGGAGCTCATTTTAGCTCAAGTCATTGTCCACCGACATGAGTGTAAAGACTGCTTTAATTAGCCGTCGATGAGTATCCTGCGTGTTTCCTGGGGCAAGTGTGTCTTACGTCGTAGACTACTGCTATTCAGTAGCGTAATTTCATACTATATATCAGTGTCGAAGCTAGCCTTTGTGCATGAATGCTAACACTGATCTAAACTTCTTCTACTATCTAAGAAAACTTTCTAAATCTTTCTTAATCTTTTTCTTCATTTCATATGTATGCATCCCTTTACAATTCCCCACCTATATTATGGGGTGAATGACTGAAGACCTGATCTTTTAGACAGGCAGTAAATGTGTGTATGCCAGAATAGAATTAAGAC